ATCAGCATCATACATCCGGCACTGGCGAGGGTGGCTCGGGAGAAAAAGCACCGAATGCTGACAGGACAGGTCAGGATGAATCCGACCAGATTAAGAACAGCCCGAACTTAAAGGGGTGATTGAATGTCGGTCCTCACTTTTGACGAACTCAATCAGCTCGGAATCAAACGAAGGTCGGAGCCAATAGATGAATATTACGAACCGATGGGAATATCCCGTCAGCAGAAACGAAAGCGCATTGACACGGCTGAAAAATACCGGGATGCGCTTTTGGTCTATATGCGGTTCGTTGATGAATACGGTGACGAATATGGGGAAATCTCAAATCCGGTCGCATTGAAGTTGCTCCACGATGAACTCTTGGAAGTCGTTGAGGATGCGGTGTATGTCACGGCGGTTTGGGAAGATTACGTCAACCGTAGGTCGGAGCAGATACATGAATCAACGCTCCGAAACAAAGATAAATCCCCCTACTTTCTATCCGAGGATAGGGCAACGCACATCGGTGAGGACGAGTCAAATTCGATATGGAACTATGACGAACTTGACGAAGCACGTTCTGCCGGAATGCTGGACAAGACATGGTGTACCGTGGGCGACAACAGGGTACGTGAGACCCATGAGGAAGTCGATGGAGAGACGATCCCGATTGAAGAACCTTTCGTGGTCGGTGGTGTCGAGATGATGATGCCGAGAGACCCCGAAGTAGACGCACCGGAAGAGACAGATGGATGTCGGTGTTGGCTTGAATATTCCTGATAGATTGAGCGGACTGCTTATGCGGTCGGCTCTTTTTATATGCCCTAGAGAAAGGGCAATACAAATTTCGCATCGAATCAACAGAGAAGTTGAAAAAACGCAAACATTGAATTTTACCCACCAAGGGTCGTCCAGAGAAGGACGTTAATCCCGCAGGAGAATGTGTAATGGCAGAAATGACAAATGAAGCTGTCGAGACCGCAGTAGAGACAAATGATACGGCTCAGAACAGCACAAACGAGAACGCAGAAACAGAACTCACCATTGAACAGCAGGTTCAGGCTCTTACAGAGCAGAATCAGGCTCTTATGACTGAGATCGCCAAACTCAAAAAGACGAGTGATAAGAATGCGTCCGAAGCAGCGAAGTACAAGCGCCAGTACAGAGAAACGCTTTCGGCACAGGAACAGGCTTCTCAGGATAAAGCCGAAAAAGAAGCAGAGCGTCAGGAACAGTTCGAGAAACTTCTTCGGGAGAACAAGATTAACAAGTACATGCGCCAGTACATGGGTCTTGGCTATTCCGAAGCACAGGCTGAGACAGCCGCCACTGCAAGGGCTGATGGTGACGAGGACACACTGTTCAAAATTCAGTCCGAAGTCCAGAAGCAGATTGTTAATTCCGCAAAAGCTGAGTGGATGCGGACTCGCCCGGAAGTCAATGCCGGAACACAGCAGACCGTAACCGCAGAGCAGTTCGCAAAGATGGGAATTACCGAGAGAACAGAACTCAAACGGAAATCACCCGAACTTTACGAAAAACTCGCTCATAAGAAATAAATGACATTTTCACAGCATAAGGAGAAATATTATGCCCGCAACACAGAACGCTACTTTTCTCGCTGACCTCATCGATGTGCAGGTCATTGCAGACTACATCAACGAAAAGTTAATTGAATCTATCAAATTCAGCCCCCTTGCAACGATCGATGACTCGCTCGTGGGCACGGCTGGTAGTAAGCTTTCTTTCCCGGCGTACACATATATCGGAGCCGCCGAATCCGTGGCGGAAGGGACTGACATTCCGATTGCAAAGCTCGGAACAACTATGAAGGAAGTCGAGATTTCCAAACTCGGCAAGGCTGTCGAGTTCACAGACGAAGCATGGCTGTCCGGTTACAAGAACAATGTGCCGGAAGAGGCAGCAAAACAGATTCTTCTCGCTATTAACGATGGCGTAGAAAAGAAACTGCTCACTTCTATGGACGCTGTAACAACTTATACTGCTTCTATCGCTGCCGCTACAAATGCCGCTGACGGTATCGCTGATGCCCTTACACAGTTCGGTGAGGACATTGACGGTGAGAAAGTCCTTCTCATCCCGGCATCTTTCTATGCAAGACTCCGCAAGACCGGCTCCTGGATTCCGAACACGGAGATTGGTGCCAACGCTATCATCAGTGGCCGTGTCGGTATGGTTCATGGATGTGACGTTGTTGTCTCCAACAGACTGAACTCCGTTGTCCATTATACAAAGACATCTGACGAAAGCGTTTCCGCAGGCAAGACATACTACACCCGTGACCTCAAGGGTGAGTACACAGCAGTTGCAACTCCGGCAGCAGCCGACCTTGGCAAGTATTACGAGAAATCCACTGGCACCAATGATGTGGCTTACATCGTAAAGCCGGGTGCGCTCCGCATCGTTATGAAGCGTGACACTCTTGTTGAGTACGACAGAGACAAGATTGCTCAGACCAACTTCATCATCGGTTCTAAGCTGTTTGCTCCGTATGTATTTGACGAGCGCAAGATCATCAAGGTTACTCTGGGGGCGTAATTGACATATGAGCATGATGATACATCGTGCTGTGCTTCGGCAGAGAGCGGCAGAGGAAAAGGCAAAGGCTGAACCAATGCCCTCTCCTGCTGTTAAGGAACAGCCGGAAAACAAAAATGTGACGGAAGTTGAAGACCGTCCGGCAAGGCGGAAACAGAAACGCTAATGTAAGGATGGTGGTCATATGTCAGAAATCATTTCTAGTTTCGAGGACTTGAAAAATGCTATTCTGGCTGACCTTACGGCACAACTTGAGGGAGAGCCGGGATATAAGGTTTCCGTGGTAGAGTCCAAACTCAACACAGCCTTTAGGGAAGTGTTGCAGGCGAGAACGAAAAATTACCACGGGGAATACCCCGACTCTTATACAGACGAGCGTGCCGCACAAGACCTTGCTCAGTATTATTCGCACATTTTCAACCTTGCACTCTTCGACTATAACACTATCGGCATCGAATTTCAGACGAGTTCCACGGAAAACTCCACGACAAGGACTTACAGAGACCGTGACCGTCTATTTAACGGAATTTCGCCGTTAGCCCGTATAGTGTAGTAGAGCGTGGAAGGTGCGGGACGTTGTGCAGTTTGCATGACGCTCTGGGGAACATATTAAATGTGGGGATAATTACTATAACGGGGGTCTTAATACGTATGTCGCCAGAAGCAATGGAGTGGCTTCGTATCGGAATAAGCGTTGTGTCCGTGGCTTTTGCCATTTACATGGGACTGCGTGGAAACCGTACAGCCGACTCAAAAGAAGTCGAAGCCCGTATCCGTTCCGAGACAAAGATGGATGCGAAGCTAGACGAGGTTATTTCAACAGGGCGTGATACCAGAGATGCAGTCCGAGAACTGAACAAGGAATTACGTCAGCACAACGACAGGATCATATCTGTCGAAAGCTCGGTCGAGGGGCTTGCGAAACGGGTAGACATACTTGAAAACAGGCTCAATAACGGGGGTGCTTAATGAACGATTTTATTAAAGCTGCTTTGATTCGTGCAATCAGGACTGTCGCACAGACAGCAGTTGCCACTATCGGGACTGCCGTAGCAATCGGTGATGTGAACTGGGCACTTGTAGCTAGTGCTTCTGCGCTCTCAGGTATTCTCAGTATCCTCACGAGTATTGCCACTGGACTGCCGGAAGTGGGGGTGGGTCTGGATGAGGACAGCACTGAAGAATAAGCAGAGACTTAAATATGCGCTCTACCACGAGCGTCAGGAAATATACCGAACGGATGTCGAAGGGAACATTGTTTACACGGAAGTTGATGGTGAACGTGTTCCGGTATCTGAGGGATATTCAGAACATTTTTACGATGAACCTGTTGATTTTATCGGGAACATCATGCCCGTTGGTTCTGAATCATATGCCCGAGGAAATGTTGCAATATACAGGCCATACGGCATTGACGTGAGTGCATACGATGCGCTCATCCTGATGAATCGTGGAGAGTTGCCAATAACTGAATCGTCACTCATATGGGAGTGGCATGAACCGTCAAAACGGATAACAGATGATTATTTCATTGAGGATGCCGATGATGATGTCGTTGATGATGAACAGCCGGAAGGGATTCAGCCGACTGCCGACAGCATTGAAGTGTGGGACGAGACCACTGCGGACTGGATCGTAAAACGTGTTGCTTCAACGCAGAACATCACGCTATATCTTCTGTCGAGGATGAATCATAATGGCTAAATCGCGAAAGAAGGTCTATCCGCTATCCGTTGACGGAATTAATCGGCTGATAGATGACCTAGAAGCCTATAAGAAGCGACTTCTCGTGAAAGCCGAACAACTGCTCAAAGAACTGTCGAAACGTGGCATAAAGACCGCTAAAGAACGCATACAGGGCGTTACGGGCGACTCTGATAAGAATGTCAAGGTCGAGGTCACGGATATCTCGTATGTCGGGAACAGTGTCGTGTTTACGATTTCCGCATCCGGTGAAGATATCCTGTTCATTGAGTTCGGAGCAGGCATCTACTATAACGGTGGCAAGGGCATGGTTGACCATTCGCCGCATCCGAAAGGTGAGGAAATGGGATATGTCATAGGTGGCTACCCGAAGGGTCGAAAAGGACATTCGTTAGGTCGGTTCGAATCATGGACAGCGCCAGACGGACATATATCCTTTGGTACTAAGGCGGCTATGCCGATGCTCGGAGCATCCGAGACAATTTATGCAAGCGTGGGTGATGCTTGTCGGAAGGTATTTGGGAAATGAACAACAATGAGTTATGGTTTTCGGAATTAGACGGTCTGATTGCAACGCACTTCAAGACCCGGATGAAAAAGCTAATTCCGGCAACGCAGTTCAAAAAGCTGAAAATTACAAATAGTAATTCCGACATTGCTCCGACCGAACTTCCGGCTATTTGGCTTGAAGAAGCATCGTCTATGGAGACAGGTTCTAACCTGGACAACACATCCATTAATGCGGTCATCGAAACGATTCAGATTACGGTATTCCACAACGGGCAAATGAGGGACGTAAAGAAGCTGATGAATGCTTCCGTCCTTGCTATGAAACAAATGAGATTCGGTGCCATCATGACACCTATCTATACAACCAATCACGACATAAAAACTGCTGTCGCTCGATTCCGAAGAATTATCGGAGAGGGCGATTCTTTTTAATTAAGGAGAATTAAACTATGGCACTTGCAGGTCTTTCTACACTTGGCGTCAAGTTTGGTTACGGCACGGGCGCAACTAAGCCCACCTCTTTTACTGAACTTACACGCATCAATGCAATCGGTGGCATCTCTCTCACTTCCGAGTCCATTGACGCTTCTGCACTGACAGATGAAGTCACTCGCCGGATCGCAGGCAGAGCCGACACAGACGAGACACTTCCGGTAACTG